GAAGCAACTTGCGCAGACAATTGACCGATAACAAAATCAACAAATGATTTCGGCATTACGTCAAAAGCAGAAAAGCCCATCTCAGCAGCTTGCCAAGTCGAACGGAATGTTTTTTTACAGAACTCAAGGTTAACTTGAAATTCCTCCGGTTGCAAAATGCGCTCGGTAAGGGTTACTGTAGTGCTGGCATCGAAGTCGCAAGTAGCGTTCTTGATGATCGCATCGTTAGAATATTTCTGAATTACCTCTTTGAATTTGATATTAGGGTGGATAGTGAATCCGCCTTTTTCAAGGGTTGGCGCAGACAATAAAGCTGCAGCAATGTACTTACCGGCAAATTCGCCTGCGTATGTAGTTGTAATTGAAGTTGTTGTACTCATTTTTATTAATTATTTAAGTTCGTTTATACTACGGTTAAAGTAATTGCGCCTGCAGCAGTTCCCATACCTGATACATACCAGTTAGAACCGTCACATTTTAATTCTACGAAATCGCCAACTGTATCAGCAGAAGCGGAGAAGGTGATCGTGTTTTCATCAGCTCCCGGTACAAGTGTACTGTTTACAATAACGCCGCCTTGAATTTTGTTAGAAGCAGCTTTGATAGTCCAAGCAGTAGTTGCAAATAATGCGCCTACAACAAAACTATATTTTTGACCAGCAGCATCAGCAACGGCAGGAAGCGTAATTTGCGCGCCTGCTGCAGCATTAAGAATAAATGTTTTGCCGCTATCTTCAGCAGTTAAGGTTGCTGCACCTGTCAATGTTTCGATTACATCTAATTGACGTAGAACGTCGTTAGATACAAAGTTTGTAGTTGTACTCATTTTTTAGTTATTTATTTAATTTTTCAAAAATTGAATCAATAGTTGTGCGCGTTTTTCTTGGTGCTAATTTGAACAATTCAACCGGCTGCGCATTCTCCGGATTGTGTTGTATAGGTTTAGGCTCTACTTCTTCAGCTGCCAATTCAACCGGTGCCGCTTCTTCTGCAACTACTTCGGGTGTTTGCGCTGTGAATTTTGCCAATTCTGCTTTCAATGCATCGTTTTCAGCTTGCAATTTTTCCATTGCGCTAAAGAACGTTTCTTTAATGATGCTTTCAACCGTCTTTTTTGGAGCAGCTTCTGCAGCCATTTCTTCTTCGATTTTACCGCCGCCTTCTACTTCAACTTCCACTTCTGGAGCTTCTTCTTCTTCGGCTTCTTTTTCTTTGATTTCAGCAATCATACCTTCTTCAGCTACGATCAAAACCATTCCGTTTTCTAAATCGTATTCTCCTACAGGAACCGCAATACGCTGATCATCTTCTGTAACAATAAATACTTCGTTACCTGCTTCAAACGCATCAGCTTCTAATACAGAAACACCATCCGTTAGTTTCATTTGTTCAAGCTTTACTTCCATTCCGAGAAGCGTGCGAACTTTGTTTAAAATCTTGTTTTCGTTCATCGTTTTTATACTTTATACCTGCTTAACTTAATTAATATAATTGTGTTGCACTTTTATCAGCTTACGCTAGTAATCGTTCTTGTTCCATTGCTTTCTGTAACCGTATATGTCCCTTGTTTCGATACAGAGCCTACGCCTTGATTTTGCAGGTCTCCGTTACAACATTCTTTTAAATACTTACCGTTACCGCACAGGCAACCGCGCTTACCGCCTCTTGGGCTTGATTTACTTGGCGTTTTCATTTATTGGTTTTTAAGTTGTTCGAGTTTACGTTGCGCCCATTCTACTCCGGCATCGCCTCCCCAAGCTAACCACATTAAACGCCCGCATCCGTCTCCTAGTTCTTTATCTGAGTTTTGGCGATGTCTTTCAAAGGCTGCCATTCGGGCAATAGTATCTCTGCTGATCGGTTCGCCTTTTGCTAATTGGTTGGCTCTAGCTTTACCTACTGAAGTACCGCAAGAACCCCAACCATTTTTTTCTGCATAACGTAAAGCTATTTTAGCGTTTTCGCTTGCAGCTTTTGGATAGTCGGAATAAGATTCTAATTTGACGTCTAAGATTTCTTTTAGGTAAGCAATCAGTTCTTCTTTTTCTTTGTTCTGGATGCTCATTTCGTATTTATCTGCAAAGTAACCTTCTATTGAAAATCCTTTCACTTCGCCGGCCTTAACTTTTTTCCAAACGTCGTCGTTGTTTACCTTCATTAAAATCATCCAAGTTCCCTTAGGTAAATCAAAACCGTATAAATTAGCCTTGTCCATTTTAGGATCGTCAATTATCCACGTTTCAACTACTGACATATCGTCAAGATCAGTAGCGTGTTCTAACGTTGCGTTATTTTGGTTTGACTTCATCTGGAATAAATGCGAAGCCTTGCGTACCGTATCCTCAGAAAAGTAAATTTCCCACTCCCGTTTTGTCTTTTCGTTTTTACGATAAATCTTTTTATTCGGTACCAATGCCGCACCCATCAAAATACGCTTCTCCTGATCAATCTCTTTGAGTTGTACTTCGTGTTTTGCTAAAGCGATAAAGTTTTCCTCAATAGCCGGGTATTCTACAACAGAAACCGCCTCAATGCCGTGCATCGGATCCTTCTCGTCAATTATTAATTCTATTAGTTCCATAGCCTATAAACTTGTTTTGTTTTATAACGTTGCGTTTTTAATACGGTTCCTATCTAGCGCCTGAGCAGATGTTACCTCACCGCTTACAACATACGCTTGAATTGGTTGCTGCTGAATTTGCGCGAGCTGATTCATTCCGGAGTTGCCTACAACGTTAAAAGATGGAGACATAACGCCCCCACCTACGCCTCCACCTGTTGACGGAGTTACAGAAGATGAGCCGCCACCACCACCAAAACGAGCAGCAGCAATTTTAGCAATACCAGCAGCTCCAAAAGCAGCCGTTAAACTTGCTTGTATAGCAGGATAGGCAGGGTTTAATGCAGTAATTGGCGACTTCTGCGCAGTCTTCCAAGCCTCAATAGTACCTTCAATAGTTGCTATAGTAGATGAAGCAATCTTTGCTGCCTTGTCTATGTTAAATGCAATCTTAGCTTGTTTCTCGCTTCTCTTTCCGAATAGTTCTGTAAGGGTTGAAACCAATGATAAGGCATCCATAGCTAATTTAACCTTGCCGTCTCTGATCTGCTTTTCTTTTTCAGCTTCCGACTTTCGGTATTTATCATTAATAACGCCTAATTCGCGCGCTTTAGCCTCCTCAATTATCGCCAGTTCTGCGGCGTTATCCTTTGCAGCTTCTTCTAAAGCAAAATACTTATCGCTTACTGCCTGTATTTCTCTTTGCTGCTCAGTTAGTCCGGCTTGGTAATTTGATTCTTGAATAGCCTCAATATTTGCCAGATATTCGTTTTCAGCTTGTATACGTAAATCATTCGCTTTTTTATTAGCATCAGCTATAATCTTTAAACGCGCATCCTCATACTTCTTGTCTATCTTTTCCTTTTCAGCAACTTCATTTTCTTTAAGTTTAGTAGTATCTAATTTAAACTTTTCAGCCTCTTTGTATAGTTCTTCATATTTGCGAGCAACAATAACTTTTTCACGTTCTTGCTCCGTTAGTAAAGTATCGGCATAGTCTTGTTCAGTCTTACGTATTTTTTCAATAGCATCAGTTTTAGCTTTTAGCCTTTCATCTTCCGCAGCTTTCTTTTCTTTAGCCGCTTCCTTAGCTGCAGCCGCTGCCTCTTTTCCGTCTGCAATTTCTTGACGGTGTAGCATTTTACGTTGCTTATTCAACTTAATGCCAGTCATTGCATTTTCAGTTTCAGCCTCATTCAAAGCAATAGTAGCATCTCTAATCTGCTGCTTCATTTTAACCTCTGCCTGCCCGCCTAATGCTTTGGCTTTATCCTGAAGTATTTTGAGATCAACTGCTGCAGTTCTAACCTTTTCTGCGGCGCTGGCTTTCTCCGCTTTAGTAACTTCTTCTAAAGCTTTCTTTTTCGCCTTTATGCTCGCAGTTTCATCCGTTAATATCTCGCGAGATTGTACGAGTAATTTATTAATCTCTGATTCTCTTACAGCCTGTTCTTTTTTTGCCTTATTATTCGCCTGTTGTTGTTTTTCTAAATTACGAACAATAGCAAAAGTAGTTCCGTTAGCGGCTTTGGTTAACTGATCATAAGAAGTAGACATTTCATCATTTGCCTTTTTCATAGCAGCAGATGCGCCTTTCATATCTCCGGTAATAAACTTTAATAGCGCGCTTCCTGCATAAACAATGCCGCGAACCATACCAAAAACCGCATCTTTTACCTGAGTACCTACTGCGCTCAATCCTTCCCAAACTGCAGCAATTTCTTTACCAATTTTTACGTTAGATTGGAACGCTTCGTAAATGAATTTTAATGCTCCAACGATTACGGTAAGAATTAATACAATAGGATTAGCCATTAATGCCTTGAGAGATGCGCCAAAAGAATTTACTCCGCCTTCTGCAGCTTTAAACTGAGGCACCATTGAAGTTACAACATTTTTAATGTCAGTAAATATCTTCATCTTACCGCTTGACTGCTCTGATTTTTCAGCAAGGTTTTCGGTAGCCCTTACTTCGTTTATATCTTGCGTAACTTCTTTTGCATTGGTAGTTACGTTTATTTTGATAGTTTTAGTTTCTGCCATTACTGATAGATTTTAGTTCTCGTTTAGTTTGCTTCCAGATCTTCTTTGGAAATATAGTTAATTCGTGTTTTCCTTTGGCTATGTCGATCAACTCGGATTCTCCATAAAAGTTGTCAAGTTGTAGCATTGCTATTATTTGCTTTATCATTGTATAATATAAAAAGATTCAGTTGTTGTACTTCCGTCTAAATAAGTGTAGGTAACTACGATAGTGTAA